GGGTGAATTGAGCAAGAGGGTACACCGCATCTTCCCCGAAGCAGATATCCGGGTTAAGCCGATGATGACGCTGCCGGCGATCAATACAGATGCCAGTAAGCACGAGAAAGAGCAGATCAACCGCACAGTGCAGAAGATATTCGAAGAGGCCGAATTCTGGCTGGTTGCTGAATAGGTGATTTGCTCTATACTTCCGCCAGTGTCATGACATGAACACATGGCCTACTGCTGCGGTCTGTGCTTGCATACCACGGTCCACAGCAAACTAACATTGAGCGCTTTTGCTGCTCACCGTCTTCCCCGTGACGCCTTTTGATGCGATCTTCAAAGCCTGGTTGAATGCAACCACTGTTACAGGTTTATCCTGAAACTTGACCCTGTTTGAGTGGCTCTGAAAAATATAGATATCATCGGGATATCTTTCTCTGCGTCTCTGTATGAGCTCGCAAATCAGAGGGGGAGCCTCTACCTGAACACTCTTAAATCTCGCCCCCTTTTCAAGATTCAGGTATTTTCCGTCAAAGCTTCTGTGCTTGAGATTAATAACCTGGCCAACACTAAGTGGTACTAGGCAAAGAAAAACCCATAAATCTGACCATGTATCACTGATATCTTTTAGCTTATGGGATATTAGCGCGATTTCTTTGATGGTGAATTGGCTCATTTTCCAGGCTGTTACTTTTTTATTCTAAATCCGCAATGACTTATAACATATATTACATCAACTAGTTACATTTCACCCCTATGTCAAATGGCGGGTCACTTTCAGATATACGTTCCGCCAGTGCCTCCAGCATTACTTTTCTACTATGACCGATCTATCATATTGGCGTTTATCAACTCGCGATGGATATCACCTGGTTTACCTCAGTGCGAAAGCATGGGTAAAGCCATTATGATCGTGGTTCGCCAGGGCAAAGCGCTGTGGCGTTAATTTTGTGGGCGCGGCGGCCACTCGATATCCGGCGCCGCATCCAGTTCAAGGGCATCCAGCTCTTTCACATATAGCCGCCAGGCAATCAGCTTTTGTTTGTCCTCTTCACTAATTAGGCCAAGATTTAGATCCAGAATCCAGCCAGCCATAGTCTTTTCAGCTTCTGCTATCAGATTGCGCCGGCGTGCCTCTGCATCACGTACGTCATCTTCATGAGTGCGCAAATATGGCGGGTCAGTAATCCACTCTCCTGTTTCAGCGTTGTATGTTTTATTCCCGCCGCTGAAACTTTCCGGCACTTCGACCTGCAGCACATTCCCGCTCCATACTTCAGGCGAAAAGCCATATGACCGATTATCGCCTTTCCACAGATAAATAATCATGCTGTCACCTTCCATACATGCACCCTATAAGTTCCGGTTGTCTGCTCAGTTACTGTTCCGCCGCCACCTCCAGAGTTCATGCTACCTGTATTAAGACGATATGAACCTGATTGCACGACAATACCCTCGCCAGCAGAATATGATGCATTAATCCCATATCCCCCGGCATTTGGGTGGTATAGCCAGGCAGGATTAAACCATAAATTGCCTGAAAGTAGTTCAGCTTGAACTATTACTGGGGTACTGTTACCAAATGGGTTCTCAAGCACAAGCCTTTGACCTACTGATATCTGCGCTGACGGCGCTAAAAGTACATATCCAACTCGCGCATTTGTCGCGACATTTTTCGCCAACAGGTCGGTGTTTATCGACTCCATCCGCGCGGAAAGCGTCATCGCATCGAGCGAGCCAGCATTCTGAGCGCGACCGGAGTAGCGGATAACGAAACAGCCGGTTAGTGAGTTCATGCGGGCTTCGGTCAAGCCGGTGGTGTACACATCGCTAGCAGTCGATAGGTCGATAATCAGGCTACGGGCTGTAGTCGAACCACCATTACCGTTGAAGCCGTTCAGGTTATTTGCGCCCACTTTAAACGGTGGTGTAACCTTCGAGCCTACTTCAGTTAAGCCGTAGTTTGCTGTAGCTGTTACCTCACCTGCCATGTTAGGCACACCACTTCTCTGCACCGTGCCGTCAACCAGATACCCACCATCACCACGCATAACCGGAGCCTTGATACTTCCAGACTGCACACCGTTACGATCAGGCAGGCGCATTTTTCCCGTCGATGAATTCAGGACATAACAGCCGCGCTTAGTTGGGTCGGCCTGCCATTCAGCTTCTGTGCACGTCGGGCGATTACCCGCGGCAACGTCAGCATACAGGTCTGCGAATGGACCAGCCTGATCCACTTCCTGACCATCTGACGCGACGCAACCATCCGGCATTTTTGACCGCATGTCGTGCCACCATGACTGGCCGATATAGCCGCCACCCTTCCCATCAGTCTCCGCTTTTGAGTACACATCCAGGTGACCACGCGCGGCAGACTTATCGGGCAAATCATCAAGGTTCTGGTCTTTGTGCAACAGGTTTTCAGGATGAACTGCGCTGGCTGCTGCCTCCGCAGCAGTTTTAGCTGCCTCCGCATCCGTTTTTGCCGATACCGCGGCAGTCTTTGCGGTCTCACTATCAGTCTTCGCAGTTTCCGCCGCCGTTTTAGCTGCTACTGCTGCTGTCTTCGCGCTCGATGCTGTGGAAGCGTCTGTGCTCGCAGCCTGGGCAGCAGATTGCGCAGCTCCCTTATCGGTCGCTACCTGCTGCGCATCCGTACGAACCTGATTAGCCAGCGCTGTTACTGCATCAATATCGATAAGCGCCAGCGTATCCTTGATGCTCTGCCAGGAAGGGCCGGTAAAGGTTGAGCCATCAGGCAGCATAACCGTGATGTCGCCACTAGTGCTGAATACTGCCTGCCAGTTCTGCTTGTCATAGTTGAGCCCACGCAGCGCTGCGGTTGTTTGAGCGACAAGCTCCGCCGTTATCTGGTTTTGCGCTGCACGGGGAACAGCCTGCCATGCTGCGCCAGCCAGAGTCGGCCCGGTGTACTTACTGATTAAAACAAGTTGTGTGCCGCTGCTAATTGATTTCACTGGCAGTGTGTAAGTAATACCGCCGACCGTCGTTACGATGAAATCTCCGGCCGCCAGCTCAGTTGTGAACGTGGTACCGGCCCCGGTAACTGCATCAGAATTGTTCGTCAGGGTTAGAGTGCCTGCTGACATATTGGCTCCTGAATTATTGATAATAAAAAACCCGCCGCAGCGGGTCTGTTATAGATCGTAAAGCTCTGTGTTTATTGCGTAGAACGTTGTTGAAGTCGGCCTATCGTCCCACGGCGCTGTCGTCTCATCCATTGCAACCAATTCCCTGCTAACTGTGTTTCCTGATGCCATGAACGCATAACTGCCATACATCCAAATAGGTGGAGTACCAGGGAAGTAAGCCTCAACCTGAAACATGCAAAACATCGGAGTAACCGCGCATGTAGCGCCAACGTTAGTTGTGTATGAGGTTGCCTCCATGGAATAAGGTTGCATTTGAAGTGGCAAGCTGTCCGCACTCCAAGTCACCTCGCCAAGTTCATTCCTGAAAACAGTCCCAAAATTACTATCTATCCTTGGTATATTTGAAAAATAATAAAACCTTATAGTCGCAGGTGTCTGAGGTGTAATCATGCTGAATTTAGTTCTTACGCCCCAAAATCCATTAGCCTGATAATATTCAAACGACGACCACGAGCTACCATCAAGCCTGCGTGCAAAAACAAGAAACGGGCGACTAACTGGTATGCTCGTTAGGAAGCTATTCACGCCGTTATTATTTATATACCTATCCTCTCGGTACTGGAATGTAAGAGGGGTTACATCTGGACTCATCCAAAATTTACCGTCAGGTCGCCTAATTATCATTCCATAATTAGCCATTATGTAACCTCAGCGTAAACAATTACAGGTGAATATACAGAAGCCTTAGACCACGCAACAACATTGCCACTAACGCTAGCAGTTGTAATGTCTGTAAAGCTAGGGTTTGTCATTGTTCCAACCATGACTTTAAGAGTAAAACCAGTTGGAACGCTGTAAGAACGACTGCCATTATACGGTTCCATTATATAATCAAAGAAATATATAGGGTTTGTCTCAACAACAAGATTTCGTCCCCTGTACCATACAGCCTCGCCAAATTCGCCCATATATAAAACCTCCAGGAAAATTAGGCCCCTTTTTTATTACCACAAGCCCGTAAGTCGTCCAATTTGTACCCTAACCACTCCGTTCTCATCACGCACTGTGATTGTTTCGTTTGTGATTTTCATCCCCCCCTCACCTTCAACACCGCCGTTAATTTCAAATGTGCCATCGGCTTTCATTATGGTGCCGGTTTTACCCTCAACGTAATTTGAAGAGCGAAGTTCACCAATCTTGGCCAGCGTAATTTCGCCATACTGAATGAACCCTTCACTGACAAACATCTGCCCGTTAATGACGGCGAACGGGGAATATTGAGCATCACCTTCACCGCTCAATAGAACGAGTTGGTTAGCGTTAAACGCAATTCGCGTCACCACTGGCTGCCCTGCTTCTGCAACAACGGCGACAGACATGCCAGCGCCGTAGTAAACATCGTCAATACGCACCCCAACTTTCAGGGTATGAATCGCCGAAGCACCATCAGCATCAACAACCGCCGTCAGCTTATCTTCCAGCGTTGCCGTCATATTGCGGAACTCGGCCTGCACTGTGGTCGACAACTCAGCCATTGCTTTATCAACGCTGGCAATCGTCGTTTTCACCACCAGAATTTCGGCGCGGACTTCACCGTACTGCGCCCATTGCCGTTCGACTATCGCGTTATTCGCCAAAGCATTCTGCAACTGCCCTTCCAGATTCTGATCAATCTGGCTGGTCAGGGCATCACCGTCTTTTGAGGTCAGGAAATCCCCGGTAATATCGCCCAGGTAATCATCGGCGTTATCGTTAGCCATCCCCCGGATCCAGCCTGTCCAGTCGCCCTGGTTACCAATACGGTCAACCAGGCGGGCCCTGTACCAGAATTCCTGCCCCGCTTTCAGTCCCAGCTGGGTGTATGTGTGCTGAGGGTATGGAACGCCGGCAAGCAGCAGCGGGTTGTCGCCATTGCTATTAACTGAATACTGCAGTTCAGTTTGAAGTGTATCTCCACTATCCGCAGGGAAAGACCAGTCAATCTGAATCCCCCAGTTGATAGCAGTGGTGCGTAGCCCTACTGGCTTCGGCACATCCCCGGTGCGACCGGTAAGGTTCGTCAGGGAGGACGTAGCCCACAGGCTGGACGCACCGCCGGAGTTGATTGCTCGTACACGCACCAGGTAGTCACCTGAAAAAATGCCTGCTACCTCAATATTGCGCAGCCCGGTTTCGGGGACGTTGATCCATTCATTATCGTCCCGCTTCCACTGCACCTGATATGCAACGATATCGGCCTGCGGCTTCCCGTTCTTATCCAGCGGAGCATCCCAGGCCGCAACCATGGTGGCAATACGCTGGCCCTGTCTAACCGAGTCGTAACTGCTAATCGCGATATTCGTGGGCTGGCTAACCAGGCCGGTCGGTATCAGGCTTATCGGCGGCGTGTCCAGGCGCGCATTGTTATCAACGGCATCATATTTCGACGCGTTGTACTCTGCGCCGGTAATGCTGAAGGTATTTTCCTCATCATTGAACGCCAGATTGGTCACGCGGAAATACTGCAGGCGTAGCTGCCCTGCATCGATAACAAACACGGCGTTAGGCTGCGGTTGGGCCGTGAACGGCGTGTCCACAATCAGTTGCGCCCCGTTGGCCGCCTGAAGAATTCGGCTCTCAACGATCCCACCCAACGTGCGGATCATCAGCGTATCTCCCGCTACCGCACTGGTTCCGCGGTCCGTCATTACCGACCTCAGCGCAGCGTCGTAGGCAACGACACGACCGCCGTACACTCTTCCCGACATGCGCTCATCGGCAAAAGCAAACACGGTACCCGGCACATAGATGTATCCATCCAGGCCAGTCTGCAGCGTAATGATGCGATCAAGAGAGTTTGAGTACACCGCCCAGCCGCCGCGCCGCTGAGCCTCGCTCTCCCGCGAGCAGCCGATGGCCGTCAGTTGCGTCTGCTTGAACTTGAACTGCTTCACCAGTTCCGGAAACATGACCGCCGTCGTGCGGTCCTGGTAGTGGTTGTCCGGGTCGCTGAAGTTGACCAGCGCGCTGGAATAGCGGTTCTTCTCGCTGCCGCTGGAATAGCTAGGTTTGCCCACGACGGATGCGCGAGTCATGATTTGCAGCTTCGCCGTGTCTGCAGGCATATCGGAGACAACGTTGAACATGTTGTTGCCCCAGAACGTCATACCGTTGAACCCTGCGGCAATATCCTTGATCACCTGCCATGCATCGGCCTGCGCCTGAATGTACACGTCGAATATGAAACGGGGCTCTGTGCCGGTACCGCCTTTCCCGTCTGGCACCAGTTGGTCGCAGCGCTGGGCAATGCGGTAAAGTTCCCACTTATCCAGCATATCCACCGTTACCCTGCGCCCCAGGCCAAAACGCGGTTCAGTCAGTACATCGAACCAGATCCACGCCGGGTTGTTACTCCACGACCATTTGAATGTCCCGTCCCAGGTGCCAAGGTATGTCCGGTTAACCGGGTCATAGTTTGTCGGGATACGAATGACGCGCCCTTTTGGTTTGCAGGAAATTCTGGGGATATTACTGAACGATTTAGCGTTAAACGACACGTACAGCAACGCGGTGTGCGGATAACGTAGGCGGGCATCGATGACCTCAGTGATAGCCTGCACCTGGGTTTTGTTCTGTAGCATCTGGCTGGTGCTGTCTGCGGTGTCGCGGACTACGCGTATCTGCCAGCCGGTTGTGGCTTTTGGCAAGTTGATGCGGTGCGTCAGTTCATAGAGCGAGCTCAGCTTCTCCGTGATCGTTTTGGTCATCACGGTGCTGTATGCGCCACCATCCACTGCAAGGTCGATATGGTAGTGAACGGTCGTTCCGACAATATCGCCGTCGCTCTCCTGCTGCTGCAGGCCATTAATGCCGATACGCACAAGCACCGCATCAATCTGAGTGTTGCTAATAGCCCGGGTCCATGGGGTGGCCTTGGTTAGCGAAACGCCAATGGTTGTTTCATTTTCAACCGCAGGGAAGCCGGGGATCGGAGTCTGAACCTGAGTGCCCGGGCGAAAGTCCCAGGAGACATTTTCAAAATTCATTGAGCCGTCTGCATTGCCCAAAGGCGTACCATCCAGGAAGATGCGCGTTGCATCCAGTCCACCAGCAAATTCACCCTCGCCCAGCGCCAGCAGCATACGGCAGCGCGCCATAGATTGGGCTGAATCAGGCTGTTCTACAGGCGTGTGTTGCTTCTGACTGCCGCCCTTCGCACCAGTAATCGTTGCCATATTGCATCCATAAAAAAAGCACCCAATTGGGTGCCTATTGAAAGGTACGGAGTCGTCAGATATCTTCGGCGACTATCCCAGCACTTATGATGGCGCCACCGATTTCTCTTTCTCCGTAAAGAATGGCGACCGGGTTCCCCATTGCAGTAGTATTGACCGCTCCGCCGAACGCATAGGAAGGTTTATTGTCTGCGTCCTGGCGCATCTGTAAACCACCGGGCTGTGGCGAAAGCATCTGATAGATACCACCAGCCATTGATGAGATCCCGGCAATAATTAAGCCGTTAGTAAAACCTGCACCAACAACACCCCAGCCAACAGGTCCCAAAGCCAATCCAGCAACAATCATCACAGCCCCAAGAATCGTCTGGAATATACCCGCTTTCTTCGCCCCTTCCATTACGGGGGCGATGCGGATATCACTGTCACCGGCCAGCTCTTTGAAATCCTCGACACCTACATTACGTTTCCCGCGGAACACCGCAAACGTCATACCGTTTTTTTTAGCGTTCATAAGATAGCTTTCAAGCCCATCCAGATTGATGCAAAGCGCCTTCACGGCCTCCGCTGAGGTCTGCACCGCCAGCTTATGCACACGTCCAAAACGTGTACCCAGTGCGCCGTAAAGGCGAATAGTGGTCAGACGCGCCATGGCTGAATCTCCTGTGGTAAATCTTTATGGCGCACGCAGATCATCGTCCGGTCTTTGAAGTAGCCGCGCGCATACGGCGTGACGCAGGATGGCTGGCCGTACAGGTGGTGAAGCAGTTCGCCTTCTTCGGTGATAACTCCCGCGTGATTCCACTTACCGGACTCGACCTGCATGATGACCATGCAGCCTGGCGCCGGGTCGCATTCGATAAACCCTTCCCGCGCCCAGTTATCGAAATAGAGGTTGTCCGGGTACTGGCTTTCCCACCACGGGTAATCGACCCGGAAATCAGTCAGCGTTACACCCTGGGTGGCATGCCAGTCCATTACCAGCCCCCAGCAGTCGTGAGAGCCCAGAATGAATGGACGCCCGATAAGCGGGATGGCATCCGGCGTGATTTCGGCATACTCATCGCTATCAGGCGCGTAGATACCCCATACCACTCCGGACTGGTTGCATTGCTGGCGATCGAGGTCTGATGGGATAGCCCTGGCGCCGTCGCCGGGATGGGAATGAATGACTCGAATAATGGTTCCTGCATCCTCAGCATTCGCCCAATGCTCACCATCAATACGGAAATGCTCCGTCGGGTTTTCGTGGCTGTTTGGCACCGGCACATAGCGCTGGCGTCGCCCTGACTGGATGACGAGGCCGCAGCACTCCCGCGGTGATTCCTCCAGCGCGTGCGCCCGGATGGCATTCATAATCGTTTTGTTCATTTTGATGTCCGGTTATCGGGAAAATAGCACCGTTGCTGGAAATCCGCCAAAGTCGAGAGTCGCGGTATTGGGCTCAGCCAGGCCAGAGCCAAAGCGCTTCCGGCAATCACTAAGACAGCCACCGCATACATCCAGTGCCGGATCGGCAACCGAGTTGCCCTTGGCATCAAAGTAGGCCGTGCCGTTGTAGGTGCAGCCGTCTCCACTACGGTATTGGCCGCGCAACGCCCACTCGCAGAGTGATGTGATCTGCCGGGTCGGAATAACCAAGTTCTGCAAGTCCGCCGGGCTACTGAGTGACCACGTAACCACCTCATCATCCTCTGAAGTTTTGGTGTCCAGCCAGAAGGTCTGGAGGGTGAACATCGTCGAATCTGCTGTCGAGTTCACACCGCCCGGGAAGTTCACCGCGTCCAGATAAATGGCGTAGGTGTCGATGATGCTTGTTTTCGCGTTAACCATATCCTTGAACTGCAGGCAGAGTGCCGTGATATGCCCGTCAAGGTTCGAGACACTAAGTTTCGGCTCGGCGGCCTGATCGGTTGAGATTGCAAGATCAGAAATCTGGAATGGCCAGAAATCGAAAGCCTTTCCGTCCCAGATAATGGGCTTAGGCCCCAGTTTGTCCTCATCGCCGGCGGCCGCATCAATCTCCGCTGGAGTGTGGGGAAAAGGACTGTAGTGAAAGCGGTGGATCCCGCCGTTAAACTCGGACGCGTCAACTTCTACCAGGCGGACTCTGCCACCTGGCGCCAGCATTGCAGCTGTATCAATCAGTGCGGTCATGCTCCACCTCAGGCATAGACGCCATAGGCGCGCTTAATCGTGAATGTCAGCTCGGCGAATTTGCTGCTGAGTTGGTTTTTGCGCACAGAGTCAGGTACCACCCGATACAGCCCCATCTCCTCGCCCGGCGGCGTGATGACAAATGCTTTAACGGTATGCGCTAACAGGAAGTCGCGGATCGTGTTCACTTCCGCCTCTGTTCCTGCGTGCTTCATTGGGATCTGAATAGCGGTGGAGTTAATGCCGTTCTCAGCCACCTGCTCGTAACCATCACCGAATTGCGCAGACCGTATTGTTTGGCTGTATTCGACCGCACCCGCGCCGAGCTGCGAGTGCCAGTTGTAGGTTTCAACTGCCATATTTGCTCCAAAAAAAAGCCCCGCGTCAGCGAGGCTTGGTGATTGGGTGTAATACATCAAAAATCTTTCATGTCATAGGTGAGAGTATTCTTCCAGTTACTATCACCCCACGGATGTTCTTTGATATGACCAGTTTCACGTTTAAGCAGAACGCGCGCCCTGTTAATGCCGCGGTTATAATTTGCACCAATAGAACAGAAGCGCGGGACAAGTCGATGGTCAGCAGCCAGCAGTAACGGGTACACCTCCTTGCAAGCTTCATACATCACGGCAGCCGAACGCCAAAGATTAGCCAGGGTGCAAAGTTCCTCATCGTTGAATTGACTGGACACAGGCGCAGGCAATGACTCCTGCTTACCAAGGAATTCTCCATCCAGCGCCAAGCGGTGAACGTATTCAATAACTACCGGCAACTGCTCAGCTGGCAGTTCATCAATGTGGGCAACGTTAAAGCGCTGATGCACATAACTATAAGCTTCTGGGTACATGATGCCGCGCTTACCGACCAGCATATTGATTGCATCGCGCAAAGGCGTACGCTCGTCGGTGCTGGTCTTGCGCGGGTTAACAACCTGACCCTTCGTCCAGTATTCGTAGAGAACGTCGTCGCACTCTTCCTGATACTGGATAACACGGTCGCGAATCTCCGGTTTTACCTTGTTGGGGCTGATGGTGTTCAGCCAGGCAGCAAGTTTGCGCAGGGCGAGGCAGAGCATCTTCTGAATGCCGCCTGCTGTAGGGATGGTGATTTCCACCACCCCTTTAGCCAATCTCTGCGTGAGCTTCACGTACTGGCTTTTCCAGTCCATTCCCATCCCTTCAACAATAGGCTTCATGGGCGTGTAAGGCTCGCCATTGTGATTAACAACGTAAAGCTCAGAACCATAGAAAGGCACATTGATGGCAGATACTGCTGTTGTTATACTGATCATGTTGGTTTTTCCCCCAAGGATTTACCGGCTATTGAGGCCCTGACTGTTACAGCAGTCGGGGCTTTGTTCATTCTGGGCACTTAACTCCCTGCCGCTCCGCGTACTCGCGCATGGCTCGCACTGCCTCTTTGCTAAAAGAACGATCGGATTTTACAGCCAGCTCTTCAAATGCCTTTTCCAACCACTCAGGCACCCTCAATGTCTTCACTTTCATGATATCTCCTTTTGTATGCGGTACGCATACATAGTATTTAGGTACGCATTGCCAGTCAATACATATGTACTTATCCTGATGATACATATTTGTATCATGGTGAACTCTCATGAGCAGACCTTATAAAAATCCACAAGTTAACCTGCGACTACCTGAAGATCTTAAGCAGAAAATTGCTGCGCTTGCGGAGAGTAACGGTCGTTCAGCAAACGCGGAAATGGTTGCCGCCCTCGAGTCCTGGGTTGAAATGCATGACATCCCTGAAGAAAGAGAATTGACGTTTGCGGAATTGGCTTTGAGCATAAAAAAGCTACAGCAGCAGTTGGACATACTCGCCGAGGGAGCGCAGGTCGCGACCGATGAACCTCAAAACCACCTACCTCCAACTATCGATCGAGCACTGTTAAAGAAATAGCCCCGGGGGAATATCCATGTCTGTAAAAGATGGTTTCTCTCCGTTCCGAAAGTCAACAATCTCAAGTTTTACCGGGAATCTAATGGCATCGGTAGGGTTCACAACTACTTTCAGATTGCCCCTTTCGTCGTAGGTGGCCACATGATTACCAAAGGCAATTTTCGAATGGTCATTACCTAAAACAACCACAGCAAGCTCGTTTTTATCGGTCATTAAAACTCCAGGAGTGATTATGAATATTTACGTGTTCATGAACGTGGCAAAATTCGATATTGTTCCAGGTTCAATGATTCAAATTATGTCGACTACGGACAATATTGGCGCAGTCCTTCGCTCACACCTTATCTGCGAACAGCTTGCAGAGGCTTGGGTGTGCGGCGTTTGCAACAATGAGAATGTTTTCGGGTCAGATGAGGATAGAGTCAGAATCGAATGTGATGCAAAATTGAAAATCGCAAGAAATCTCGGTTTGCCTGTCCCGCTTTACAACGCCATGAAACGATTGAATACATTAAGAAATCTTTTTGCGCACACACATCAAACGGACATCGATGATAGCGTCATCACCTCGATTGCAGATAACATAAGAAACATGACCGAGGACCGCACATTAATTGGTATGCGAGATCCCGAAATACAAATTTACGGTGAAGATGGGTCTGTTGCTACGGATTATCTATTCAGCAGCCCTGGAACCCCAAACAGGCTGAAATTGGGCGTTTTAGCGGCAGAGATTATCAGGCACACCATACAAAAAGCCGTTGATATTAATACCGCTCGCTCAAGCAGTGACTTCAGGGTTCGATAATATGTAGCATCGCCCTTTAGAAACTAAAAAGCCCACCTGAGTGGGCTGCTAACGAGAAAAGTCATGAACAAAGTATGGCTGGCTGTCCTAGCGCTGATCATCATTGCTGGGCTGATTGATAGGTATCAAACGCACAAAGCAGCAGATGAAGTTACTACCATTCGTCAATCCTGTGTAACCAGTCCTGGCTGCCAGAAAATGTAGCTCACCTGAGTGGGCTGTTATGCATGATCAAATAGATATCATTGCTGTCAAATGCAGCTATTAGTGATCGCTTTAAAGGTATCCCTGATATACCAGCTTGGCAGATAAAGCCTGACAACTGATCCAGAATCATTTTTGCTGATATCAGCGGCAGCAGTGTAGTTTTCGGTATAAACGGTCTTACCTCCCGGATATGGCTGCATATACGTATTTATAGGGCTGCCATCTAGGAGCTTTTGAGATTGCCATTTAAAAAGCAAGCACTCGGCCACCTCTTCCGCTGGTTTGCTTGATTCAAGGGTAAGATCAGGTGTCTTTGCCCTCAAGTCGGTTAAGTTTTTGCAACCGCTCAACCCAATAACTATAAGAAAAGTAACAGCCCATGATAAGCGCATCATCATCCCCTGATCAGTATGGTTTTCATAATATTAACCAGGGGATGCATCGGTGTAACCAGGTACGGTTGAAATTACTATCTCAAACCCCTTATTTGGATTGGAATGTCTTACCCAAGAAACCGTCACTTCGAGCTGCCCTCACTAAGACCTCAGTCACCTTGGCCTCTATTTCCTTTCCTAACGCCCTTGCTGCATCACTCCCATCACCAGAAGTTGTTGATGATGAGTTGCCCTTATTATCGACGTAAATGTCAATGTTGACCTGAGGTTGTGCTCCTCCACCGCCTTGGGCTCGCACACCTAACCGCCCAGCAGAATCTCTCGTCAGTGGCATGATGGCCTCAGGCCCCGCCTCACCGAACACACCACCTTTGGCAAACCTGGCAGCGCCTTGGAATGCAAAATATTGAGGGGAATCGTAGACACCGTTCACATACTGGCTGAGGCCGGGCGAGTCATAAACACCACCTTTAGCATTGAAGGTGACGCCAGCAGCAGCGTTCGCATATGATCCCCCAGGGGTGTTCCCGCCTTTGCTGCCACCGTTTATCCAACCCATAGAAGCCTGCACTGCATAAGCAACCATGAGGCGGTTAGTTACTTCAAGGATCATCTTGAGCATCGACTTGCCGAACTCTTTAACCGATGCTTTGCCGGTTGTCATAAGTTCGGTAAGCATGTCGCTTAGACCTGTTAGCGTGGAACTGGCAACGTTTTTCACGGCATCGTAAGTATTAGTGGCGGCGTCCAGATACTCATTCCATCCGCTTACAGCACCAGCTTTCCAGTCGCCGCGCAGCTTATCCTCTTCGGCGTAGTAATTGCGAAGCGCTGCCAGCTCTTTTTCATAACCAGCATCTTCAAGCTTGCCGCCACCATTAAGCCAGCCTTGACGAAGTTGGGCTTCTTCCATTAGTCGCTGCGTTTGGCGACCACTTAGACCTGCGCTGTCACGCAAGGCGTCGGTCTTTTCCGCCATCTGTGTGACGTACTTGTTCGCCTGCTGTGCCAGCCCGTTAATCTTCTGCTGGGCCTCGACTTCCTTATTCTTTTGGTCAACAACCTTAGCGGCATTCAGAATCGCCTCGCGGCTCGACAGGAGTGACTTCTCCTGCGCGGTGAGGGCTCGGGTTTTGGCGGCCTCGTCCAATTCAGCAAAGCGCGACTGCTGCTTGCAGAGTTCAGTGTTTTTGGCGTGAGTTTCGCCGGTCAGCCGCAGGGTTTCGAGGGTTTCCGTTAATGTTCTGGCCTGCGCACGGTAGTTTTCCAGAGTGCGATCACCGGCATCCACTGTAATTGCTTTGCCCTTTTTGGATGCGTCCTCTGCCAGTTTCGATACCGCATTTTTCGATTCTCGGCTGGTGCCGCCATCGCCGGCGATACCTGCGCCCCTTGCTTCAGCCTCATAATTGGCCTGAGCGTTCGGCGCCGTGACCCGCTTCCAGAGTTCATCGTAGCGTTTTTTATTCGCTGCGATCTCTTTGTCAGCTTCCACCCCTGCCTTTTTCATTGCCTCGACATCCATGCCGAGGAAATTAGCCAACGCACCACCGCCAGGTATCTTTTCTGCCCAACCTGCAACAGTACCTGTGAACTTGGCATCCAGGGAGGTGATATTCAAAAACAGGTCTTTTATCGATGCTTCTACCAGGTTAAAGATATCAATAACCTGATTCCCCCAAGCGCGGACGGTAATGCCAATGTCTCTAAAATTGTCGGATGCACTTTTTTTCAGCGTATCCCAGACTCTGCCGATGTTATCAGTAGCCTTGTTCGTTTCTTCAGCACGCTTGCCCATAACATCAGCGTAAAGCTGAATGGCCTCAGCTACCGCAGCCTCTTCCCCCTTCTGCTTACGCAGTTGAATGATGTGCTTCATCATGGCTTCATCAACAAAGCCTAAGTGCTCATTCAGGCTCGCTAGGCCTTTTACCGGGTCGCTCACAATCTTGCCAAAGTCGGACATTGCAGCTTTGGTGTCACTGCCCGCCTTGCCCATCAGTGTGATGGAAGTGGCGATCTGCTTCATCTGGCTGGCGGTATATTTGCCAGTATCATTCAGCGATACCAGTGTATCGACGGTGGAACTGATCGAGGTGTTGGTCCTGCCGGCCACTTCTTCGGCAGCCTGGTTGAGCTGCTGCATTGAGGAGAAACCAGCGCCTCCCATCATGATGACGGAACGGGCAACCTGGTCGAACTGCTCTGATGAACTGTACGCAGCGGCAGCCAGCAGGCCGATCGTACCAATCAGACCGCCAAGGGCTATGGTGGTCGGGCTAATCATGCCGGTCATGCTGCGAATGTATTCGCCCACCCCCGACAAGGCACCCTGCACCGAGCCGAACTGGTCTTTAATCTGCCCACCCTGCTGGAGCAGGATCAGGAACGGAGACTGACCACCAGCCAGCTGCGTCGCTATATCCGTTAGCTGTGCCGGTAGCATACGCATAGCGTTACGGTATTGCCCTGCGCTGGTTGCACCGCTTTGCCAGGCCTTTTCCTGTTCTTTGAGTTTCGCCAGCATTGGCGCGGCTTGTTGAGATACCCCCAATTGCGCCGCTTTCAGTTCCAGCATTTCGGTGCGGGTTTTACCGATTGCCGAGGCTTGTTCTTCCAGTGAAGCGATAAAACTTTTACCAGCGGCAGCGGCACGTTGCGTAGCCAGAGCCTGTTCAATTCGTGCCCTGCCCTCTGCGGTCTCGGACTCCATGACCTGCGCCAGTTTTGAGCGAGTCGTCTCCAGCACGCTGTTGTAGCGAGTGTAATCCTCATCGCCCACCAGCCCTTTACCCCGAAATTTCGCAAGGTTTGCCTGGATGGTATCCAGTTCATCCAAAGCTTTGTTGACCGGGCTGATCTTATTGAGCAGGTTTTGTAGTTCCTGCCGTTGTTGCTTCAGACTTTCGGTATTCTGCTTTTGAGTACTGGCGCCAGCCTTAAAGCTGCTGTTCAGATCATCTGCTTTACCTGCGGCCGCCGCTGCGGTGTCCTGAAACTTATCCAGCGCCTGATTTCCACGCTCCAGATCACCGGTATTAACGCGAAGAGAAATAGTGGCGATATCGTTACTCATTGCGGCCTCTCTTTATGCATAACCTTGAGTGCTTCGCTTTCCATGATTTGAAGGTCAGCCATACAGGCCGCCGCATCCTCTACCCCATGTATCTGGAACATCCAGGGGAGGACGTTGTAATCAAGGCCGGTTGCCCCGCTCGCGCCAACTCGCCATTGGGTCGCCAGCGCGGAGAAGATGGTGAAGGCTTTCCATACCGACGGCAGGATCCCCACCTTTTCCTCTACGTCCTCAGGCGTTAAACCAAAAGCGGCTAACTCCTCGAGAGTCGGTCCCGGCGTATACATCGCTGCGGCGACCTGCCTCAGTTTTTTTCGCGAAAGCCCATCAACTCTTTCGTATAGGCCATGCCAATACTATCGAAAGCGCGTGGGTAATTTTTGAGGAGAACAATCACGTTTTCACGCGTGAACTCGTCAGGCAGCGCCCAACCTTCCGCGATTTCCATCAGATAATCAGCCTGAGGCTCGACAATGTTCTTTTTACCGTCTGCTTTTTTATGCAATTCGGCATCCATCTCGCTCAATTCTTCGAGTGTTTTATGGCGAAAAGTGAACGACAGCTGACCATCTTCAGCACCGGCACGTGGGATACTGGCAGTAGCGGAAAAAGTTGGGTTTGGGATCAGAGAAAATTTAGTCATTTCGGTTCCTTAGAAAAAAAGAAACCCGCTGGAGCGGGTCTTAGTTAATGCCAGGCAGATACATCTGAACTTCGTCAGCGACGCGTTCCCGTGCTGTATACAATAGTTGTTTGCGACCACCACTCCCCCACCGGGCCATTTGGCTGGCGCACTGGCTGATCTGTTTGGTTTCGGTATTGATGATGTGGTCGATTTTGTTCAGGCGGGACATGGCACTGATGCCGTTTCGGATCACCATCTGAAAGGTTTGGTACACTTTTATTTCGAATTCAACACTAAGCCATGCGGCATAGCGAATCGCCACCAGTTCTAACCCCCCATATACCAGGCTGAGCACCACCTTTGATAATCTTGACCGAAGCTATTTTTGTAGCTTTGATCAGTTCTTGCGCAAATTTTTTAATTTGCCCACTTTTGATAAAGTTACTTGGCCTCTGTGATTCCGTGGCTTTGCCTTCAGCCACTGCGGCAGCGTGAAGATCATTGAGGTTGTAGCGCCCTTCGTCATCAACACGAACGGAAACGCCATTAACTGACACGGTTGGATAAGTCATGATGTGTACCTTTTAAAAAGCGAACCTGTTCACACAGAAAAGCCGCCCCAAGAGGCCCACCGGCACTAACGGCAGTTCTCAGGATCGCTTTCTGAAAGGTTCTTGGTTAAGAGAGCGCGTGTGAAGGCGCAGTTTGATAAGGCGGGGATTACGAATACAGAAAATTCGCCAGCGGTACTCTTCAACAAAAGAGCCCGGCGAACCGGGCTATTTGATTAACTGACAGTGACGGCGCATGCCCCAGAGGTGATGGTCTTGCCCGCAGCGTCTGTGACTTCGCAGGTATAAGATCCAGCATCAACGGATGCAACGGAAGGAATGTTAAACGCCGAAGACGTTTTCCCAGAAAGTACTGTGGTCCCCTTCTTCCATACATAGGTGTATGGCGCGGAACCACCCTGCATGACTACCGCAAGATCCAGCGCATCGCCCGTCGCGACATCCATTGACGCAGGTAAGTCGGACAGGAAAGCCAGCGGCGAAGCGGAAGAATCAGCAATCGGGTAAATCTGCATATCCGACTCAAAGTTCATTCGCGCTTCATTACTTTCCACGGCGTTGATTTCGGTCTTTGGAACCTTCTGGAATGACACCTTGGCAGAGTAGAAACGATCGGCCTTGCCACGCGGGTTATGGAACCAGATGGCGGTGGTATCGCTCGACTCGTCCAGTTCAATCAGTCGCGCGTAGATAGCCAGTAGCGGATCATGCGCAAACGAATAAACCTGCACAACGGCGTTTTTAAACGTCGGAATGGTACGAGCCTTATCATCCTCCAGAAACTGCACACTGATCGTTTGCTGGTCACCGCCCTCAGTAGATAGTGTCATCACCTGTGGCATAGTGATCCATGAGTCGATTTTACGTAGCGTGCCAGCACCGGTCCCCGCCGTGAATTTATTCGTGTCTGAGGTATTAAACCCTTCCAGGACAACTTTAGTGCCGCTCACTGATTTAACCCGCAACACCATGTTATCGAGCCTCAGCCAGCCTGAGTTAACCTGAATAACATCCCCGGCGGCAATACCATCTGCCGACGCAACAGTCAGTTCGCACTCGGTCGCATTGGATGCCGCTGTGAATATAATCGGCGCAAGATAGGCCTTGGCCACGTTTACACGCGACCCATTGGGAATTGCAAATGCCATTGCATTCTCCTGAATTTAGGTAATAAAAAACCCGTCAGGCGACGGGTCATATCGGTGACATAAAAGCGATTAGCTGACGATATCAGCCTGATAGTTCAGGCTGACGGGGATGGAGTAGGAAACAGCGGTCGGGATACCGCGAAAGATTACGGGCGTGCTGGTGATCCAGCAGGTAAAGCCATCGCCCTGCAGTTCCTGCCCTTCTGGAAATAGCGCTGCAACCTGACGCGCCAGCGCTACAGCGTCCGATCGCCCGGTTCCGGCAGGGGTCACAACATTAACCTGGTACACCCCGGAATAAGTCCGGCAATTCAGGCCAAGATCCAGAGTCCTGGGCGTTGCGGGCATATCGTGAACCACCAGATAAATTCCGGTAGCCGGCGGCGTGAATTCGATATTTTCCCACGCGACGGTGATGTTCGCTGCATCTGCCCAATTTCCCAGCCTGGCGGCCATTGCCGACGCAATATCAGGAATCACTTCGGCACCTCCCTGACAGCCTCTTCAAAGAAGCGCTGGAATTCTGCTGCGGTGATCCGCACCATCCCACCGGGTGCCTGCGCGGAGTACCCCATTTCAAGTGGGTATGCGTACGGGACGTTGTTGCAGAAGTAGATGGATTTCATACCAACCTTGAACAGTGACAGCGTATAGTTGCCCGCTGCTTTTGTCAGGTCGCCTGTCTTATCTATTCGCCCGGTTTCGTCTGTTGTAGGTGCATCAAAAGATACCTGCCAGTTACCGCGAAAACGCCCGCCAGTGTAGCCTGCCGGAGCATTGATTTCCATGCTGTCGCTTACGCGCGCTTTCTTCTTCAGTCGTCCAGTTTTAGTGCGATTTGCCGGATCCATTAACTGTGTCTGATTGTAGTCGTAAACGGCTTTGTTATAGGCAACGGCCGTCTGGTTCACTTCCCACAGTTCCGGGTTGCCGACAGGTGACATCATCACCAACTGATTGAGTATTTTGATACCAGCAGCACGCACCACGGCTTCCTGACTGACTTTGGCCTTATTCACGAATGCCGTGATTTCAGCCATAAATGCGGCGTTCTCTCCCATACTAAGCCCTCAACTGCGCTTTATAGCAGAGTACCAGGGAGGCAGGTTTTGCCGGATTCGGTTTGATAACGCGGTGTAGTATGCCGTCGATATCCACCAGGTCACCGATTTTAATTTCCTGCTCTGCCGTAAAAATAATCTGCACATCGCCGTTAACGATGACCGTTCCATCAATTTCGCCCGGCGCATATTCGGTCTTCACGCCCACCGCGAAGAACTGTACCGCATCAGTTTTATGCTCAATGCCGCCGACTACTTTTACTGAGCCCTTGCGAGTGACGTTGTACGTCGAGCCGCTCTGCCTGAGCATGCGGGTTGTTCTGGCCTGCATACGTTGGTAATCAAACGCCATATCAGGCCCTCTCTACAAATGCATTGATGGAGTAACCACGACCACCAGCGAAGTCGCCCAGCAGCGCCATGACAGCAGGATAAGACGGCGTGAAGACTTCACCATCTGCGACCGCATAGGTCATGGTGACAGCACCTTCCACGCGTTCAGTTTTCACAGCAGCCTCGCGCACGCTGGAGAGTAAATCGCCGTCGATTGCCTCTACTGCCAGCATGCACTGCGCGGTTATTACCTGGCGCGGAACTTCATCCGGCGGGAAATCATGTTCATCCAGAACGACATTCACGCGTGGCCATGCCAGAGTCTGTCTCGGATCAGCTTTTGAGCCAACCCAGTCCAGCCCTTCCAGGTAGTCCATCGCTTTAATCAGCAGAGGTATAAGGCTGTCCGGCAACTCTATGCCACGTAGCGCGCCGAAAGCTATTAATTCGGCTTCAGTGGCATAGCTGTTGGCATCCTGGGAAGTGATATCGGTATTGATCATCGAATCATCCAGTTTATGGGGCTTTTGCCCCATGCGTTATTCACCGGAAGGCGCAGTGAAGGTGATCTCTTCAGTGGTTTTCGCCACACCGTCAACCGTGCCGGTTACCGTGAAGGTGCCAGCCGCGTCTGACGTGAGTTTCACCGTTGCACCACCAGCAGAGCCTGTCTGTGAGCTGGCAACGCTCAGCGAGCCGCCCGTGGATGTCCACGCGACAGTTTTGCCGGAAACGCCGGAGCCATTCAGGGTGTATTTGAGAGAAACGGTGACCGCATCGGTGCTGTCAGCAGTTGCGGAGGTTTTATCCGCTGACAGCGTTACTCCCCCGCTGCGGCCGCCAGCTTGATCAGCACGCCAGCCGTAGATTTGTTGCTGGTGAAGTGTTTCTTCCAGTTCGCACCAGTGCCGATTTTTGTCAAGTCAGGGTTGACGCCCTTCGTTTCATCCCAGCTATAACCCAGCAACTCAACGTTGACCGTGCCTTCTGCACGATAGCCGATTGCAAGGTTCTCCTGGTCGTTGATGTCGTAGGAACGAAAGCCCGGAGCCTGTGATTCAGTTACGGACACTGCACCGGCCACCAGCCCCAGAATCGCATCAACTGGCATAGTGTCGGTCACCAGAACCGGTTTACCCAGCGTACCAGGCTGACCGCCGTACACCACCACGCCCGCTTCTTCGTAGATTTTGTTGTCGATGGCCTGATCAACAATGTCAAAGTAGGTGGTGGAGTGCATGACGAACAGGGAGACGCGGTTGAACTTATCGCCATAAGTACGCAGCCCGCGAGTCAGCGTTTTTTTGCCGTCAGTGGCAATGTCGGCGGTAACGGTCATGTCGGCGTTCGCACCAATGGCAGCAATCAGCCCCTGAAGAGCATATTTGATGTAGCCTTCCAGCGTGGCATCAGCAACATCGACGCCGACCACTTCAGAGAATTCATCGACAGAACGCCCACGGCGTTTAAACGCCTCTTCAGTGGTTTCATACGGGCCGTATTTCCACGGTGCTTTGATGCTGACAGACTCACCGGCACCGATTTTTTTACCCGTTACCGGGTCAGTGGAATTAACGTCGCGAGATTCGATAGAGCCGCCAACTTTATAGAAAGCACGTTTGCGGAGATCACCTTCAATCAGTTCGTTATCGAGAATGATTGCGCCATTAGAGGCGGCGTTGAATACCTCCAGATTATCCTGGCGGCGCTCAAGAAATGCAGTTTGCGCGAGGTCATCATAGATAATCAGGTCGGTGTTTACAGTTGTAGGCATGGATTAATCCTTACTTAGGCAATTTGAGATAGGCCTGCTGGCCGTGCTTGCGGATGTACTCCGCTTTATTGCTGGCGCTCATTTCGGAACGTTTCAGGCTACCTCCGCCGTTCCCCGGTTTGTGTCCACCAGCGCCAGTACCTTCAGCACGAGGGAACAGGTGCGGAGCCGTCTCCTTGAGTGACTCCGCCCACTCAAGCGGGCTAAGTGGGGTTTTGCCGTCTTTGCCGAACAGAACATCGCCATTTGCATCAACTGCTACGGCCTCGCCTTCGTCGTTGAGCTGGAATGTGCCTTTGGCACGTAGGATCAGATCGTCGGATGCTTCCGGCAGCGCGCCTGTCTTCGCAGCTGCAGCTCGGATTGCATCACCCAGGACGCGGTCCCGGAATTTGTTGGAGAACGCTTCAGCTTTGTCCGCGCGTTCATTTGCGGCTTTAATCTGCTTATCGACATCAGCACGCAGGCGCTCGGTGCGCTTATCGAGCACCTCATCAATTTTTCCGGCGGCGATAAGCTTCGCCTCTTCGTCGTCAGAAAAACGCTGCAAGATGCCGCGCACCGCGTCTGGATCGATACCTTCAAATCGGGACAGGTTTTCTTTCTGCTGTTTAATGGTGCCCAGCAGTTCGCTATTTTTCGTTTTGAGTCCAGTGACTTCGCTGGTCACGCGCTCATCAATCAGCTTCTGGATTTCAGGAGTGATTTCGATACCACCACCGCCGCCGCCCTCACCGCCGCTTTCAGGTGCGTAATATTTCAGAAGCATGTTTCGAATTAACATAATTTCCCCTCGGGATTTTGCCGGGCCTCGCCCATAAAAAAGCCCCGGCGGATGCCAGGGCGTGGAGTAAGATGTGATTGTTAGTTGTCTGTGCCTGAGAGCTGCTTCAGACGTTCCAGGCTGATCCATTCGCCTTTGTCAGTGAACATATCAGCCAGGTCGATTTCACCCGCGCGGAACAAACGGCCACGCTCGGGACCCAGAACCTGATCCTGGCGTTGTGCCGGCTGGCGCGCGAGCCATTCCAGATATGATGTTTTCCCCGGTACCTGTCCATCCATGCTGGCACGAGTCCCCTCGTCCATCTCGTCGATATCGATGCCGAGTTCGCGCCACGACTTGAGAATCAGGGTTTCAGTAGAACGACAACAGAAATGAATCTTCCCGGGTCCCTGTAGGTAAGGCACCTTATGCCCGACCGGTTTGTTATCCAGGGTGTAGCGCAGCAGGTCACGAATAATGCAGTCGTGGCTGGTTTTATTGTCCAGTGTGGACAGCCACTGCTTACCTTTTACGATATCGCTGTTGGCACTGGTGAAGCTGTTGCGTGCTGTGGCAGCCAGATGATTCACGGCTGTTTTAGCGATGCTGGCGGCGTTTGCCCTGCTCATCTGCAGCGCGCCGTCGCGATAATCTTTGTTGGCGTGGCCACGAACACTGCGCGCGATTGTTTCTGCCGTGTCGCCGGCAAGATACCCCCTGCGGACGGCGTTCACGATACGCGCAAGCCTGTCCGATTCCAGATTCTCCGCCCACTCACTCAGCAGCCTCCCCTGAAAGGGCTGTGCCATAGCCGCGGCATACACCATATCGGAGGTGATGCCCTGCAGAGGATAGTGAGACAGGACCTGTGATGGCAGAAGGGAATCGAACAGGCTCAGCTGATAACTGGCTTCGTTCTTTGCCAGCGCCACCAGCTCACTCTCGAGCCCTGCCTGCATGGACGCTACGGCCTGATGGTTAAGCTCACGCACGCTGCCCAGTAAACTCTGCAGACGGCTAACGGTGAAGCTCTCAGGAGGCAATCTGTCCAGCGCATCCAGTAGACGTGCCGACAGGTCTGCGTCCGTCTCGTTGAGCAACTTCACCATCCGGTTTGCCACGCCTGTTGCATAGCGGCTTAACCAGACGGAATGTGCGATCGACTCATCGCGCAGGCTTTCGTTTGCGGTTGCCATATCAGCCCCCGGTCAGCGTGGGGGCCTGATTGCGAAGCGCATCAATAACCTCGTCCGGACTGTCGGCCGGGTCAATGAGATCGAGCTTCTGTAATGCTCGAATCATATCGGTATCGCGCAGCGCGCCGGACTGCCAGGCATTCACAATAGCGGTTACCATGCCAGACTCGGCAACCTTCGCGATGAATTCCTGGTTGATGGTGTAGGCTGGCTCATCGCCTTTAATTCCCAGATATTTTGCGCACCAGCCCAGCGCCAGTGTATAAGCCTCTGATACGTTTGAAACGCAGATACCGAGCACCGACGTTGATGCGCTCTGTTCACCGCTCGCCTGGGTTGCCGTCTTCGCCGTGGCGTTCTGCTCAATCAGCCGGGCGCCCAGCTGCACCATGTAGTCGCGCTTGCTGTCCATGGCCTCTTTAGCCAGCATGTTGGGCTGCGCCTGGGCGTAACCAAACGAGCCTTCTTTGGGAAGCAAAAGCGGTGATCGGGAACCAATTTTCACGCCCTTCTTCTCGAGGTGGTCGCGCCAGTTGGTATCTAGCCCGGTCATATACGGCTGCACCTGGCCACAGAACCACACGCTGTCTTCATAGTCAGCACTGTTACGGTAATGACCGTGGTTTATTTCCACCAGCGCAGCCAGCGGAGAGTCATCGATAGTGGGATCGTTGTTCTGGGCGCCGACAAAGGTAAACGGAATTTCATCCCAGTAGTCCTTTCCTTTGGGTTTAGGATGATATTCGCTGTCGACGGTGTAGGTTCCGCTTGCTGTGCCACCTGCCCGGCGCCATACGCGGCATATGAACCGCCCTTCTTCCAGCGCCAGCTCGCGGTACTGGATTTCATCCTTGAAAGCGTAACCATCCGGCTCTTCTACGCATTCGCGCAGGACCACCAACACCAGCTGATCGCGTCCGTTAATACGCTTTGTTCTCCAGTTGATGATGTTCTCTGCCGGATAGCGGAGGATGATCGCCTCATCGGAGGCTTCAGCGTAATCGACGTAAATGCCCTCTCGCGCAACCTCCAGCACGTTCTCGGTCACCAGCTGCGACTGCTGGTAAATACTGGTGCCGGCCCCGTCAGCATTGTCTAACAGATATTTGAGCTTCTCCGGGCCGTTAAAGGTGGGATCCTTTCGATACGTCATGCCAAGCATGCCGATCTTCGTATTGCCGGCAATGGCATAGAACACCGCGCGGCTCAGATAGTCCTCATTACGTTTACGGTTGCGCGTGGATTTATCGGTTGGGTCGAGATACGGCAGATATTTATTACCCGCCGCTTTTACGGCCTCAGCTCCTTTGCAGAAGTCCCTGTATTTCCTCCAGGCAGCTGAAGCCGCCCGGTGTTCTGGTCGAACCCAGGTGATGTCGTCATTTGCCATATCAGAATGTGGTATCCATGGTGATTGAGTATGCAGGTTTAGGGGGATTGTGCAGCACGGCGTAACGAGTACCATCCCAGTCGTGGTCTTCCTGCTGGGTATCGACGTCATCAGGGTTCTTACTGTCGCGAACGAGAACCGGCACTCGGCTTATCCACCCCCGGCAGTAGTCGAACACGTAGAATGCTGGCTTCTCAGGGATACCCGATTCCAGCTTTTTACCTTCAATGACAGCCTCGAGCATGTCAGCAAACAGGGCCGCGCCGTTCACGCGCGATCCCGGCTTCTTGTTGGATGGAACCCACTTAACTCCCTGGGATTCCATCTTCTGGGCAATGGAAAGTTCGTCATCGCCGGTGTTATAGATAGCACCGTCAGCAGGACCTGGAACAACCTTCTTGCAGATTCCGGGCATGATATTCAGTTGCCCCTGCGTTACCCCGTTGAGTTTTATCTCTTCAGGTTCAGACAGTTCTTCGCCCACCAGCCGCTTATCCACCCAGGCCACACCCTTAGCAACGTTGGTGGATGACATGTTCAGGCCTTTGTTGAGCTCATCAGGTGGGCAGCCATACCACTCACCAATCAGGATCAACGACCCAGCAGGCGGGCAGAACTGACGACCATCAGAGAGTTCTGCGGCGGTTCCGTCGGCACGCGCCCACCAGAGGTTGGAGAATGGCTTCGACTCCCCCCAGTCATGGGAGCGGTCAACAGTCCAACTATCCGGGATACGGAACGGCTTAATGACGTGGAGTGCTGCATTCCAAAGGTGGTCAAAGCGCCCACCACTGGTGACATCCCAGGAACCTTCCACCCATGCTTTGCGCCGGTTGGGATCCTTGATAGCCATCAGCGTCGCAATGTACTGCGGATCCAGATACGGGTTCTCTTTGAACGAGCCATGAATCGCCACACGGGTAAGCGTTACGTCCTCTTCCCGTTCGGTCTGCGGGTTAAACACCTTCTGCGTTTCGCGAATGATGGTGCCGCGCGGTGCTGGCTCGATGAAGCGCTTCTTCACCCAAGTGTGACCGATGCCAAAAGGGTTTGTGGTGCTGAATGTCTCCAGGGGGATCGGCTTAAGTAGCGAGCCATCCTCCAGCGGGTAGTTTTCCGGCCGGAACGATGAGCGCCGGCAGGAGAACATCATTTCGTAGAACTCACCCGACTGCTGTTTGGTCAGCTCGTTAAATCCGATGAACGGGAATTCCTGACCGTGGTAGTCCCAGTAATCGCCCTCTTCCTTGCCGAAGCGGAACAGCAGCTCTTCGCCGGTAGGCCACACCCAACGCAACTCAGATGCTGACGCCAGATAGCGCGCACCGTCGTTAAACAGGCGGTACATACGCTTCGACTGGGTGATGATGTCGGTGAGGTTCTTATACTCGGTATCGAATATCACGCCACGCCAGAACGAACCATATCCTAAGCCGACCAGACGCCGGAAGCGCGCCAACTGCGCAGCGGTTTTACCTGGTCCGCGCGTCCCCTCATAGAGGATTTCGTTACACGGGCAGCTCAGGGAGAGCGATTGCGATCCCGGCAAAGGTTTCCAGACGGCTTTGTAATTCATCCACCAAGAACCCCGCTCTGCTGCTTCTGTGCTGCCGCTTCCCAGTCGTCTACGTTATCGCAGGACGGGACCGGCATGATGCTGTGGGTTGCCGTGACTTTCTGCTCAACCTGTTCTTTGAATGCCTGCACGCGGACGTGTTTGCCCAGCAACTCGAGGTTTTTCACCTTATCTGGCCACTTAATCTTCTTGAGGATGGTCTCAGCCGTCTCTTCATCGAAGTTCTGAATGGTCGTGCTGATATCAAGCCCGGTGAGCGTCGTTCGCCACGACTTGGGCCATAGGCTAATCACCTTCAGGCTGCCATCATCGTTAAGGATGTCCAGAACATCCATCTGGTCGATTTCAACCAAGCGCCGCAGCACATAATCAGCATCAATACCAACAACTTCGTTGCGCTTCGTTTTCAGTTCGGCGATTCTGTTTTGGATGTCAAGTTTTGACAAGTTCTGGGCGGCGATGCGGTTCGCAGTTTTAAAGCTGTACCCCGCCCGAATAGCCGCCTGCGTGGCGTTTAAATCGATGAGGTACTCGCGACAGAACATATCTTGTTTGTCGGTGAGTGCCATTGTGAGACCTTAAGGAAAATAAAATGAATAATTTAGATTCACCATTTATCGAAGAATATGGCTCTGCTGGGATGGGTTCTGACAAGCACGACATTAAAATACGACGTGATGCAGATTGCGATCCAAACCTCAAGGATGACGAAAAGCCCGTGTTTGATCGGAATGTTATTTATAGCGTTACTATCACCTACCCAAACGGCACAACTGCCCCACACAAATCCTTGAGTCTCGCTAGAATACAAGGCTTCATACGAGATCAACTTAACAACCTTTCAAAAGGTGATGTTGATAAGTTCTTTAACTCAATAGATTGGAATGCGTTAAGCTAGTTTTCAACTCATGCAATTATTCTATTGAAAGAGGTACGAGGTTCAACTTCAACTCACAGGAGTGAACGAGTATAAAGTCATTGCCATTACGATGGTTCTACCCATGGTGATGGCAATAAAAAACCGCCCGAAGGCGGTAATATTTAATCTTCTTCAGGACCTTCGGATTCATCGAGTATCCATACTGGTATTTCTACGCGATCGCCAACGTTCCAGGCTTTCTCCTGAAGGATGTCTTCTGGAGTCCCTTCCGGCACATTGAAGTAATATGAGTAGGTCATGTCACCTGAGTTGCCAGTGTCTTCATGGACGTCATCCTCATCCAGTCCCATTTCATCAAGTTGATCGTCTGTGAGGTCCAAATAAACAGCTAACTTAGATTGTTGCATTTTTCGACTCCTCAATGGGTGAGAAATCAGTAAAACACAGCAATAAATAATTGTAAAACGATGTATTTATTGACGTAATCGTCAATGTGCATACTATTTCACACACTGAGTGTTGATGTATTCCTGCAAGACTCTCAGTGCTGTTTGGTCACTGATGATTCCGGATCGGATACCGAGAACGTTGCGTCCAGCAGTGTCAGCGAGTTCGATGGCGGCATCATTGCCCATGCCGGTGGCGCTGGCGGTTTTGGTTGTGGCTGGCACCGGACACTTGCCTTTGACGAGCACCCGACCACCATTATCAAGCTTGCGCTGCAGAGCATCATTTCCAGCTTTCGCATTGGCTAATTCCTTCGTGTATTTCTCATCGAGCGCGGTGACTTCGCGCTGACGCACCTGCATGTCGGTGATGGTGGCGTTCGCCAGGCTCAGCTTTTCAGTTGCCGCGTCCCGCTGATCTTTGTAGGTGATGGAGTTATCGCGGTAATGGTTCGCCAGCAGACCGAGGCCGATCAACAACGCAAGAGCGACAGCGCCGACAATCCCGATAATCTTTTCCATCAGAACACCCCCGGTATTGATACAGGAATGCCCGGGTTAAGTGGCCCGAATCCATCATCCAGCTTTTGCGGCTTCTCCCCCCACAGGCAGACCTCTCGCTCAATTTCGCGGCGGGTCGCCAGCCCCACCCACTTCTTCTTCCCGGCGTAAATCCAAGCACGCAGTTGATCACATGCACCTTTGGTATCACCCTGGTTGATTTTGCGTAACAGTGTGGATGTTTTGAAGTTGCCAGCGCCAACGTTGTAAATGAATGAGTAAAGCGCGCCTTGAGTTGTCTCAGGGATTGGAACCTTGATGTATGGGGTAATCTGGCGCGCGACGGCGTTCAGGTCTTTATCGAGCAGCGCCTGACATTCTGCTTTGGTGTAGGTCTTGCCGAGGATAATGTCTTTGCCAGTATGGCCCCAGCATACTGTCCAGACGCCAACGACATCCTGATAGGGAGCGTATCGGACGCCTTCCAGCCCATCATTACCGCTTGGTCCAGTAATCAGCGCCGCGGCAATTGCGATAGCTCCTGCTGGAACTGCTGCAATAACGCTATTCCTCAGCTTTGTTGACATAACCATTAAGCCGATCCTCCCGCTCTTTTCGTCGGTAATACCAGTTCACGCCACAGGTGATAACGGTGCATGCGATACCGACAATAATCGCCCAGTCACTTAAACCGAGTCCCGCCATTTTGTCGGCCAGCATCCACGATACCTCTTTAGTTATTTCGGCATGGGCCTTTGCAGAGACACCGCAGCCAGTCAACGCGGTTCCCGTCCCATATGAAAGTCTGCTGTAAATTGTGCTCA